TATATTACCTTTCCAGCATAATTATTCAGCTATCAAGGAAGCAAGACCTGAATAGAGTAAAGAATGGAGAGAAATATAAGTATGGGATCGTCACGAGGGCCAAAGTTAAGAAGAACCATCTTTTTGAGGGCGAAGAGTGTATAGCGGGAATGGATTTGGTAGTTTCGGCGGATGGCATTCACCTAGCGAAGGACGTCAAGAACTTTGATGATATAAAGGGATGGGATGCTGAAGATGAGGGAGACGAATAACATGTCTAACCAAGATTTTGCAGTAGGATCGGTAAGTTTCGATCCAGATAGAACAGCCAAGCTGAACAAAAAGCCGCTATATCTAGTGTCGTTAGTAGATTCAACGGCTAAAAAGCCAACAATCACATACTTCATATCGCTTGATAAACCTGATTTGCAAAATGGATTCATTGCAGTTAAGGGTTTCTTTTGCGACATGACAGAAGAGGAGATAGTTGAGTCATTCACTGATATTTTCACCAACACTCCAAAAGAGGATATTTTGGATCTAATGCTTCCAAGTCACAGAGTTTATTGCATAAGGAATCTAGTTTTCAATGCAAATAAAGCGGTCACGACAGCAAGACAAGAAAGATAGGCAAGAAAGGCAGAAGAAAGAAAATGGCAACGACAAGTAAGACAGATAGAAACAGCATCGAAGAGGTGACGCTCCGAGGTATCGTTTCCATCATGAACAATCAAGGGAACACTTCATTATGGACTGGCACGATGACGAGTTTGACTAGCGCGCTTAATCGAGTATTGAGCAAGCGACAACGAACCCTTCTTCCAAGCAATCCAGCCATATTGAGGCGAGTAGTAAATCGAGTGGTAAATCGTATCCGAAGCCGAGGAATCGGCGTAAGGTTCGGTCGTGCCACAAATCATAATCGTACTCGTTTAGTTCGATTTGTTCGATAATGAACAATAAGGACAACAGTCGATAAGTTAGAAGATATATGCGCAAGCATAATACGAATAAATAACAGACAGGAGATTACAATGGCAAATACTACATTCGGTGAAGTTGATTACAATGACTCATATGCAGATGGCAACAAGAAAACAAATAGCAAGGATCTATTCCTTCGTCTAGTAGAAGGCGATAATGAGATGAGGCTTGTCACTGCCCCATACCAATATCTAACTCACAAGTATAAGAAGGCTGGTGATCAGGGTCACGGGCAAAAGGTAGGATGTTCTACGGTGCATGGAAGTTGCCCACTTTGCGCTTTATATGAAGCCACGACTGATGAAAAAGAGAAGGCTAGCCTTAAAGCTAAGCAGCGTTGGTTTTATGGCGTAATTGATCGAAAGACTGGTCTATACAAAGTTATAGATGTTCCTTGGCAAGTTTATTCGGGGATCAAAAAGCTTTTTCACGCTAGGAGTTGGGGAGATCCTACTAAGTACGATATCAATATTGTCGTTGATAAGGGAGCACCATCAGGATATTATTCGGTTCAGCCGTGCTCCAAAGAGGCACTATCAGCATCCGATCAGATCCTAAAGGATAACGCTGACCTAGACGATCTAAAACGCCGCTGCACGCCACCTACGCCAGAGCAAGTTCAGAAGAGAATGGATTGGATAAATAAGCCAGCACCTGCATCGGCGCCAGCTACAACAGACCCTACCGCAACAGGTAAGCCAGTAGTAGCAGCTGCCGCGAAGCCTGCTACAAAGGTTGCACCAGTAGTAGAGACCCCAGCGGTTGATATGACTGATGACGACGATGATGAGTTTCCAGCGTACGATGGAAACTGATACTAGCAATTAGAGTACGCACACTAAAAGGGATCCATGGCTTCGCCGCCGCGGATCCTTTTTCTTTTGAGCTGATATATTCGTTTGTATGACCAAGAAGAAAAATAAGACTGCTACTCCAAAGAAGAAACAGCGCATTCCATACGGAGCAATTCGTTCGGTGCTAAAACGCATTTGGCTATATTCCGACAATCGCAAAGCGGCGCTAGTAGACGCAAGGAAAAGTCGAGGAAAATATTTATGCGCAATTTGCAACAACCTATTTGGGCCAAAGGAAATACAAGTCGATCATAGAGACCCAGTAGTCGTTGGAAAGTTCATTGACTGGAATACATTCATTGACCGATTGTTTTGCGAGAAGGAAAACTTGCAAGTATTATGCCACGAATGCCACAAAGCGAAATCCGACGAAGAAAATAAGAGCCGCTGCGCAAAAGACTGAAAATATTTGGGGTCTTGTCATGCTAGCGATTGATGGTTAGATTTCTAACTTGGCGCTAACGACTAGTAAATGAGAGGTTGATTAGAAGTGAATTATACAGAGGCGTGCAAAGTATTAGGTATTTCGCCAGATTTAGATCGCGAAGAAGCTGGGGAAGAGGCAAAGAAGAAGTGGAAAAAGCTTGCGGCAAAACTTCACCCAGACGTCAATAAGTCCCCTGATGCCGAAGAAAAGTTCAAGAAGGCTAATGAGGCGTATCAGCTAGTATCATCAGACAAACAAGATGGTATGGATTCATTTGGAGGAAATTATAGCAGTGGGCTTGATCCGTTTTCCATACTTCGTAATATGGGGAATATGGGCAATCAAAGCCCTCGCATGACCCAAAATATAAGTTCCAGCATAAGGATAACCTTCGCGGAGTCAGTTCTAGGGTGCCAGAAGGAGATAAAGATCAATCGTCAAGTTAAGTGCGAGAATTGTAATGGCAACGGTAAATATGCCATAAACAATGGGTGTGATGCCTGCGGAGGTCATGGAATAACGACCAGGCAGCAAGGCAACGTGACTTTTACCCAAACTTGCGGAAAGTGCGGCGGTAGAACGTCGGTGGAAGCGTGCAAATCCTGCAATACAAAAGGAGTTGTCCAATCAGAAGCTACATTGCAGGTGAATATTCCTGGCGGAGTTGTCAATGGTAATATCCTTAACCTACAAGGAACTGGTAATTATGCTGGAAGTTTTGGCCCAATGGATCAATATACTGACACTCGTTTGACGGTTCATGTCACTAGCGAGCCCGGTTTGTCATTGGAGGGGAGCGATGTCATAAATACGGTAGAGCTATCATTGCAAGAAGCATTAGCCGGCTGCTCGAAGATAGTCAATACAATCAAAGGATATAAGGATATAACGATCAAGCCAAAGTCAAGACATAATGAAGAAGTAATTATTCCGCATCTTGGAGTTAATGGCAAGGGAAACCAGCGCGTAATTTTGGATGTCAAGTACCCAGAAGATGTTAGTAAGTTGATTGAAGCTCTAAACGAACCAAAGAAGGAAAACTAGTCATGCCACTTTCATTACAATGCTCCAATAAGGGATGCGGAAAAATCAATCAGCCATATATTGATATGACTGATGGTAAGGTATATTGTTCGGAATGCGACGGAGAGATGACTAATATCACCCCGTTCATAAAAAATCAAATGAAGATGAATAAGCAGTTCAAGCAAAAGAAGCAAACACCTTTTGCAGTGGAATGCAAACGGTGTCGAAACAATGACAAGCCACTCCTTGTAAATGGCGAAGTTGTGTGTGCCAAGTGCAAAAAGCCGCTAGATCATTTGAGCGCGCCGTTCAAGATGATGTTGAAAGAGAACTTGAAGAAGGGTAGTGATATTTAGTTATGCTTCAAGTAGCTGATGTAAAGTTGAGTGACTGGCGATATGAACCTAATTGGCATGATAATTATTGGTGGGTTAGAGATGTGGATATGGGCGATGAAGATCTTTTTCCATCGCCAGCGGTCTCACTTGAGGAAAGTGCTCGTTGTAGCTGTACGGTTAGTTTTCATTGGGAACTAAAATACCTAAACGATATCTTTCCAAATCAAAACATAGTGGGAACAATTGATGAAGTAAAAAAGCAAGTAGATGATTTCCTAGTTCGTATGGACAAGCTGATCGCATTCATGTAAGGAATACAATGCTAGAAAAGATAACCGAAGCATGTAGATTTTTGCTCCATGACTTTCCAGGTGCAGAGAAAGTGCGCGAATATCTTGATTCCCGCCTAACCAAAGAAAGTCAGGAGAAGTTTCATTTCGGTTATTACCCAGGATGGGAAGAGATATCGCTGCTAACAGATATAGTGGGCGAGGATATTCTTTTACAGCACGATCTGATCTATTTTAGGGATATTGAGGATTCATTATTCCCCCGCAGCATACCGGTTTCCAAGTTCGACAAGATGCCGCTAGTTATGCCGTTTAGAGATGTTTATGGAAAGGTGGTGGGGCTAGTTGCTAGGACATTGCTAGACGATGCAGGAATGAAGGCGGCAAATATCCCAAAGTATAAGAATACGGCTGGTTTCAAGAAGGGCAATTATTTATTTGGGTTATATGAGAACAAGAGGAGTATTGTTGAAAGTGGAGGAGTATTTGTTGTCGAGGGGCAGTTCGATGTAATTAAGGCTAACGAAAGGGGTATAAAAAATATTGTTGGACTAGGAACGAACAACATGACGCCCACCCAATTTTGTTTGCTGGCAAGATATACGGGCAATATTTTTTTACTGCTAGATAATGATGAGGGAGGAGAGAGGGGCAGAAAGACAATACGGGACAAATATGGAAAGATGGCTAGTTTCCATAATTTTTACCTGCCGCTAGAATATAAAGACATAGATGAATATTTGACGAAAGAGCCGGATAGGGATGTGGAGAGCGTTTGTTTGGCAATAAAATAAGTTGGCGAGCGAGTAATAATTCGGTATTAACTATTCCCCTAGCGATGTTATATATGTAAGTGTCGTGGACGTGCGCTTCGTAAAACAATCACCTAGTGAGGACATATGGCCAATAGCTATAACAAGAGAAATCCAAGAAGTCAGGCATATCAATACCTAATTTTGGAGACGGTTTGTTCCAATGAGATGATGGAGACATTTCCTAATGAGGATAGCATTTATAATCGGTTGAATCCGTTCGATTATAATGAGGAGATGATAGAGTTGGAGGATCAGTTGAGGGTGGAGTTTTGGAGGGTGGTGAATACGTTATTGACGGATAGACAGAGGGATGTGATAAAATTGCGCTCGGATGGGTTAACCCAGATGGAAGTTGCGAAAAAATTAGGAGTGAATCAAAGTTCAATCGCGAAAAATTTGCGTGGGAACGCCAATTATGCAGGTGGAACGCCCAAATCATATGGCGGTTCGACGAAAAAAATTCGCAAGATCATAGAGACTGACGAAAAAATACAGGAGATACTGGCGAAAATCGCTAAACTACGCGAAGAAAAGTGGTAAAACTGCGAATCGCCTGATATATAGCATAGATATGCGAAGCGAACCTAAAACACTAAACACGATCTATCTGCTAATCAATACTGCTAACGAGAAGATATATGTTGGCCAAACATGGAACGATCTCAATATCAGAATGGGTAAAGACGGATCGAACTACAAGAATTCGATTTACCTATACAACGCCATAAAGAAATATGGATCCGAAGCATTTAGATACGAAATTTTGACTCAAACTACTAGTCAAATAGACGCTGATTACCTAGAAGACTACTATATTGAGGTATATGATAGTCGAAATCCAGACGTAGGATATAACCTAAAAAGGGGTGGTGGCGTAGGTAAGCATTCAGAAGAGACGAAAGCGAAAATATCAGCGACGCTAAAAGAGCAAGCATCACAATGGACACCAGAGGAGCTAGCTGAAAGATCTGCGCCGATTGTAGGATGGTGGGAAGGCAAGAAAAGAGGGCCAAGGACCGATGAGCAGAAGAAGGCCACATCGGAACAAATGAAAGAGCGTCATCGAACGGTCGGACATCCAATGCAGGACGAGCATCATACCGATGAGGCTAAGGCTAAAATCAGTAAAGCCAATAAAGGTAAGAAGAGGGATCCCGAAGCAGTAAAGCAAGGGGCAGCAACACGCAAAGCGTGGCAAATGCCTCCTGAGCGCGAGCAGGCTATCATCCAAGCATACCTATCCGGGAAA